ACCTGTTGACTCCACCGTTCTTCAGCTCTAACACTTGAACAGCTTGCAGATCAAACGATACACCAAACCCTGCCATTGCTGTGTACCAAAACCTCGGACGGACAGCCATGTTGACCACGCTTCCACCCCAAATCTGTACATCTTTTGGCATTGGTTTACCTTGTGCATCGAACAACGCTATTGATAAGCTGTACACGCTTCCGTCTTTTCTCTCACCGCCAGCTTTCAACTTAGACTTAACAAGGAATCCTCCATCTGTCTCATCAACAGGTATGCCTCTTTGATTGATCTCTTTACCAGCGTTCTCTTCCTTAACAGCTTTGAGTTCCTCTTCGTACAAGGGACGTAACGTATTCTTTATCATCTCCGCTTGGTCTTTATCTACTACTAGATCACAGCTGTATGTTCCGAACTTAGGTTCAAACCTTTTGTTAGGTGCGTTCAAGTGGCAGTACTTAGCGATGCCTTTTACTTTTATTACCGGGTATTTCTTTCTACTTTGTATACTCATATTTCTGTTAGTGTTTATTAGTTAAGACAGCAGATACATAGCTCGATCTATTGCGGTAACATCTAAGTTACCAAGTTCAGGCAGGTCAGGCAGTTCTGCTGTCGGGTTGTTGTTTATTAACTCACATCTGAACTCTTTAAGTAAGTCAATAGCATAAATATTTTTGTAGGTTTTTCTTACATCTTGGTGTACTTTACGTGCGTTGCAAGCGTGGCTTATAAAACAGTCGTGAACAAAACCCATGTCGTACGTCATTCCGTACGCTAGTGTGTGTACAACTGTTGCATCTAAAGCGTGTATAAAGTTAGCAGTGATACAGTTCTTCTGTTCCCGTGGGTCAATGTCATCCAGTGCTTCTGAAAATCGAATATATGTCTTGATGTTATCAATGATCGTAGCAACCTTGACAACTTTACTTGTGGTCATCTTCTGTATCACTTTGAAACCAAAAGGTGTAGTCCACTTTATCTCTTTATTACCCATATCACCTGCACAAGCACGTAAGAATTTATGTACACGATCTACGGACACTAACACTTCACGAGCTACCGTATTGAACTGTTCAGCTAGATAATTAATAGCATCTATCTGTTCACCGTCTCTAAATGGGTGGTTGTCTCCGATCTCATGCAAAAACTTTTGAAGCACGTGAAAGTACGACTGACCGTATGGTTTGTTCATGATAGCTAACTTAGCCAGCTTCCTTGTAACACCATATTGAAACCACTGTGACGCTATGTAGCTCTCCTTACTCTGTTCTTTCAGTCGCTCGTACACAAGGTCAGCTACCCATTGGTACATATCACCGGGTGGTTGGTCAGGTAAAAGGTTGCAGTGCCTAGCCAGTCCTTCATCACGCAACAACAAGTGAAGTATCTGCATACCATTGTTACTGCAATCCATACGCACAGGAAAGTGTGACACATATCCGTATCCTTCGTCGTTAAACTTCTTAAACTCATAACAAAAGGCTAAGAATCCAAAAGGTTCACTCGCTTCCATCCACCAATCGTTCTCGTATGGGTCTTCAGCTGTCTCCAGCATCCAACCTTCGTGCTTCTTTATCCACTCCAGTCGTTCTTCTATGCTACCCTTGACTCCCCAGCAATTAGCACCATGTATCAACAAGCGTTCAAGATCGTCTTCATCTACTATCTGCTGACCATTCTTAAATAATAACAATCCTTTAGCTAAGTCAGTACCCTGTGGATTCAAGTAAGCTGGCATATAGTACAGACGACCACGATAATCAATACGACACGGGAAGAAAACACTATCCCACTCCTTATACTTGTTAGCAAGATGTAGTAACTTCATGTGTACCAAGCGTTTAGATCGGTTGCTCTCATTGATGCGTCGTATCTTATTCTGTTTAAACTTCCACGCACGTAATTCGTGAGGTCGTTCCAATCCGTTCTCAAGGTACGGTTGCAATGGCACTTCTGTGTAATCCATCAGTTGTCCTGTGTCCCACATATGCTGTGCTACTTCCAACACCTGCTCATTGATACACCAAGGCACACGCTGCACATTATTCACGGACACGTACATCTTACGTAGATCGTTAAAGGTGTAATGACTCTTGTTAGGTTTGTTCATTACTAACGGATCATCAAACGTGTCGTATCCTCCGTTGAAATAGTCACTCCAATCGTTTGGTTTGTGTGGTAATGCCATTCGTATCGGATCAGCTACCTCTTTCCAATGATCAAATCGTCGTGTCCAATCTTTAAACTCAGCACTTAAATGGATAACTCGTAGTTGTTTCTTACCATTGCGTTCCATCCGTACTTCAAACAGACCAGTGTGCTTTACTATCTCACCTAACAACCACGCACCCAACGCTATCTTGTGTCGTCGCTCCCACAGCTCAAACCTTCGGTTATTCTTTTCAGCAGTGTAGAACTTAATACGCTTACCCTTCACACTCTTTGTGTGCTTGATATCGTACATACGATTCTTTGCTATGGTCTCTTCAGCTACTCGTTGTCGTAGTATATTCTCAAACTCCTTACCTACATTAAACGATAGTCTTGTGTATGCATTGCAACTAGGTATGTAATCAAGTGCTGTCTTCAGTGCTACATGAGCGATAATTTGTGGATGCAAGTCAGCAATAAAGCACAACCAAATAGGCATACTAACACCCTCTTTGTTGTACCTCTCCATGAAGTCTTCAATCGGTTGTGCCAGTTCGGGTGCTACTTTAGATAAGATACGCTTGCTACTGGCTAACTCACTACCTCTTTCATTCTCTCGGTAGTATTGTTGGAACTGGCGGTAGGTTGTCCGTCCCCAGTCCTTCATCTCGGATTCTACGGACACGTTACTTCTCGTTTATGTGGTTGAACCACACCTTAGGACGAACACGAGGGCGGTCTGAACGGACAATATTTAAGTGCTTGTCGTAAGTCAGTTCATTCTGTCCCCAAAACCAATCCCAACCCTGATTAACTAAATCAACAATTGTAAGACTTTCGTCGTAGTCAATCATTATCTCCTCGTGTTCGTCCGTATCGTCCATCTCTCAGTCTTGTTTGTTTGTTTCGTAACGATCAATCATTGCGTCCTCGTACAAAGCTTTAAGTTCTTCTAGTTCTTCTTCGGTTAAATCATCTTCGTCCTCGTAGTCAAGGAAGCTTGTTAACCAACTGTCGTAGTTTACTCCTCTCACTTTTCTTCCTCCAAATATTCAACAGACTCTATCTTGACCTTTACCAAGCGTTGAGTGCTACTAGGTTTATCAAACCCACGATGTTTCGGTACACCTTTGATTAAATCCTTAGCCTTCATATTCATTGCTAGTTCAATTAAATAGACCGCCGGATAGAAAAACTTCAAGCGTCTTTCATCCTCTTCAAACATTGCGTACAATACATCAGGTTCTTCTCCGTCATTTCTATAGTCTGTTATTTCATTCATAGGTTTCTTCCTCTCTTAATTTTTCTCTCAGGTCTGTGAGCATGGCATACAACTCAAAGTGTTCATTCTCATCGTCAATCTCACCATTCATTTCGTTGTGTAAAATATGATCTAGGACTCGGTTAATGTGTGCTATCGTTTCTCTCATTTGTTTTTATTAATAGTTATTTTATCAAGTACAAGCTCAAACCAATCAATCAATGCTTCGGGCGTGTACTCTCGTTGGTATTGTGTACATCTTGTTGTACCTTTTACATTACCACAGATGCTCCTTCTCTTTCCCTTCTCACACACATGGATCGTTTCATCTTTAGGTGGAAGGTCAGGTAATTCATCACGACCAATACCCTTTATTAACAGCTTGGTTTTCTTGTGTGCTACATGACCGAAGTCATACTGATCTATCTCGATAACGAAACTACCATCAATGTAAAATACCTCAGAATCAGTTACAATGTGTCGATAAATATCCCACAGCTTACTACCACTCGGATGTTCAACAATACCACCGACTCGGTTAAGTTTTTCTAGTGACCAAACAGCTAGTTCTTTTTCTCCCTCACGAGGTGATGCCATGTGCGATAATCTACCCCAAGCACGACAAGGTGGATGACAAACGACAGGTAAGTTTCCATTATATTTAGTAGCATCCCTATCAATGTCGTAAACATCCCACGCAGTGCGTTTTTTGTAAGCACTATCGGTTCGACAAAACAAAGCTGTGTACTTCTTACTCATAGGTAATGTACATTTGAAGGTTCAACTTTATCCCAACGGACGCAAAACTCGTGCAACCATTTCCGCTGTGACTCCTTAAGTTTTAAAGAACCACCTTCCAATGACTCATAAAGAATACTTTCAGCAGAACAATCTTCGTTTTCCACGTAATTTCTAGGTAAATTTTCAACGAGCCAGTCTGTGTATTCGTTTTGCAATTCGGTTATTTTCATCTCGGTTTTATCTTTCTTTAGTTTCATCATTTTCTTTTGTTGCTCATGGTCAAGTAATTTCTGCAATTCTATATAAAGAGGAAAGAATCGGTTATCTGGATCAATAAAATCCCCTCCCATTTCATTCTGGTGAATCCACCACATTAATTCTTCGATCATGGTTTCAGGTGTTAGTATGGTTTCTTTCATAGTTCAATCCTTTATCATGGTCAGGTAACCTTCTTCCTCTACCCAAAAGTTCCAACCTTCTCTCCAGTCGGTTTCATCGTAGTCTTGCCAGTCTCCCGATCTATCTCGGTTAATTTCTGCTAACACTTCAGTCAGTGTCCATTGAAATGTTCTATTGGTTTCAGTGTCTTTCATTGTGTAAGTCATGGTTTCTTTAGTCATCGGAGTATAGTATGGATATTAATAGTAGTGCTAACATGGTTAGGCTTAGTAGTGTTATCATTGACATGGTTTATCTTTCGGTTGGTACTTCCAGTCCACAGATCGGACAAAAATCTCCGTGACCGGGCATTGGACAGCATAAGTTTTGCTTGCAAGGATTCATTGAACAGCTCGCAAAGGTTAATAGTAGTAATGTTATGAGTATTGGTTTCATCTTACGTTGAGTTGTCTCTTTCCCCTACATAGTTCATCATATTCGTAATCACTCACTACATGAGTTTTAAAGTCAAGATCAGTTAGTTCTTTCTTCACGTACAAATTATAAAATCCTTTAAAATCTTTCTTTGGATGTTTCGATATTATGTACCAATGTTCGTTGTTTGTATCGGTTATTTTGATTTTCATTTCATTTAGATATTTGTATTTGCTCCAACACGCAATCGGCTAGCTGTTCAGCAAGGTCAATAGACAATTCTTCAATGTCATCATCCGCACTTAATTCTGTCACAGCCCAGTGTTTGTGAAAGTAACAAGCACCAGAGAAAGAGTTGTCACCAGATTGAAAGTTCAATTCTTCAAGATTATCACAAGTGCTAAATGTCATTTGTATTGTATCACTGTTTCCAGTTTCATCGTAACTAGGTAAGTAGTCTTCAAGAATTGAAAAGATGGATGTTTGTAATGCTTTTATTTTTTGATCAATGTTTTTCATTTTTATCGGTTTTATTTAGATAGTTCTATTAGTCTTTGTTTTGCTTGGTAAAAAGCTGGATGTACATTTCTTAATGTCGGTAAGTCAATACTACTATATCCCATCCTTTCCATTAGTTTTCGTTTCATCTTTAAATAGGCTCGGTTTGCTTGTGTTCTTGTCATGATATTATATTGATAAGGTTTGATCGTCATTTACATAAATCCAACACTCGCCAAAGTCTTTGCAAGCATCGGTTAATCGGTTGCCCAGATCATCGTCAATTCCGTTTCTATCCCAAAAGCCCGCCCCGTGCCCGTTTCTAGTAAGCCAAAAATCATGACCGGCAACCTCATAAGGTGACAAACATTCCTCGGAGTTATAACTAACATTATCTGCATACTCCACTAGATCATCATGATTTGATTCAATGAACTTTATACAATCGTTTGTAATGGTTTGTTTTGCGTCATCATCAAAAGCAGTGATATCAAACTTTTCATCTAAAAATTCACATTCGGTTTGGTCAGGATCATTTGAACTCCACAAGCTTGCAATCTTATAGCCAGTTATAAAGTCTTTGTAGTAATTAGGTTTATTTTTCATAAGTTTTAAAATTCGGTTTCTAATATTGTTTTAATGGTTTCAATTGGTTTGCGGTCTCTTAAAGCTTGCAAGATATTATCGTTTTCAAGTGCAATACTTGGTTCAATCAATAGTTCATTGCAAAGTAATATGAATTGTGTCTTTGACATAATGGTTTTTTCTTTCGTTAGTAGTTTACTATTTCGTACTCGTTGCGCTTGAGTAGTAATTCAATTTGTAAATCTTCATTAGGTTCAACAAATATCTTACCCTCTTTCTGATAGTCTGGTTGGTTGGTTGCAATTACAGCTTTATAAGTTTTATTTTTGTTAAGTTTGCCATATCCGTCTATTGAATAATTAGATTTAGGTTTTATTTTCATGTTAGTTTTCTTTCTTTCGTTGTGATTAATCGGATGAAATACAAGCGTAAACCGCTATTCCCCATGCCAGTAAACATAACACTGGAGATAGTAAACAAACAGCAATAAAGCTTTTCTTACTTGGTTTTGGCATATGTCGTTCTAGTGAATCATGATTGCTATAATTAATGATACGCTCTTCGATGGTTTTTTGTTTGTTCATGCTCATGTTCTTAGTCTTCATTTTGTACTAAATCACTAAATAAAAACTTATTTCTTAAGTCGCTAACAACGATAGAAAATGTTATAAAGTAAATAGTCATATCGAATATCTCACATAAGTGCATGACTGAAAGTAATAATCTACCTTTTAAAGTATCCTTTAAGTTAAGCTTCATGTTCTTATGCAACCTCCTCTTTTACTTGCTCGTTGTACTTTTTAAGAGTTGCAGTCTTTAAGATATAAAAGGCGTAATGCAAAATAATATCGTTTAAGCTTGTGGTTTCGTCGTATCGGCAAAGTTCTTTAACTTCCAGTTCTACTTCGTCAAATAATTGAATCTTTGCTCCGTTGTCGTACATATCGAAACGAACAAAGTTGACCAACGTCCAAGCCTTGTAGTATTCAAAGTAATAGTTGCAGTTCTCGCATACTTCAATAATTGCATCGTAATAGTCGAATGCATCAAGATCATAGTTTAAAGTTACAGACTCAACAAGTGAGTCTATTAGTTCGTCAAATTCGTTTTGGTTCATAATGTTTTTTGGTTTTGGTTTTATTAATAATTAAGATAATGCCAATCCTACTTTTACAGACTCGCAAGATTTGTCGAAACGAATCAATACTGATGAAAAGTAAGAATCAGAATGATAACCATCCCAGTCGTGAAGCTCTGGGTCTAAGTTGTTGTATCTAGTCTTAGCCATAAACTCACCTAAGTCATAAACTCTTTTCCTGTAGCGTACAAAAGATGATTCTTCAACTGTATCGTATGAATCTTTTAATTCGTTTTGCTCTTTTGTTGTGAGGTCATGCCAGTATAAAACTGGTCTATAGTGGTTGTTAGTGATAATTTTCATTCGTAATGTTTTTTCGTGTTTCATTTTGTTATTCTCCTTATGCGTTGTAATCAGTAGTCACAATTCCCCATCCACTGACTGCTTTCCGTCTACGTTCAATTTCTGCTTTGGTCACGCTTTGATCTCTGAAGTAGTGTTTAACTATTTTATTGTAATAGTCTAACCGCTTTTGATTTATTGGTTTTTTCATAGTGTGTGTGTGTTTGGTGTTTTAATAGTTGCGAGCGATTGCTCTAGGTTTTCACAACTCTAAATAGTAATTACAAGCTTGAGTCAACATCTAAAATAAAAAGTTATTCACAATTGCCAATGATTGATAATGATTGCTTTTGATCGTTTATGATCGTTTTGAGAGTCATGCAATGACGATGAGAGCACAGCCAACAATGACGCGACAGTCGATAAAAATACAAGTGTAAACGCATCAACGCATCATGATCGAATGATACGAACTGACGCAATCTTACCGCTTGATCTGTCGATTTGCGTTGCCAGTCTTAACAACACCATAACTACAAACTAAGCTGTTGCATAACCTATTGATAATTAGATGTTTGCGTGCTTTACTCGTGTAAATTAGACATAATCAATCTTGTGCGAACAGCGTTGATAATCAACAACTTACGATCTAGTTTCTAGTAGGTGTTAACAAAAGCTTTTAATGTATTGCACAAATAACCTACCCACAGCAGAAAAACACAAGGGTAGCCGGGGGGTAAACAACGACCGCGTATATAGCGTAAGCCGCTCAGATTTTTTCAACTAATTTTACAAAAACCGTTGCAGCTAAAGAGTATTCTACGAGCTGTGCGAGAGAATACGATAGGAAGGAACGTAGTGACTGACTAGAACTGCGGGCTGATAAAGCCGTTATCGTCGTCCTCATCGTCATCTAACACATTCCCTTCATCCACTGTAAACAGTATCTCAGCGTCTGTTAGAACCGTTAGTTTAGCAAACTCTAGAGCACCCACAATCGTCTGATCATTCAGGTCGAACTCCTGCTGGTAACGTCGTATTAGGTTGTCTAGGTCGAACATAAAGGAGTCCGTTTGATTATTCTGATCCATAGTATGTTACATTATATGTTATTGCTTTAATTTTTACTAGTCGTTTTTACCTTAATTTTATATAACTGATATACAACGACTTACAACTTTAGGCTTTACAACGTTCCCGTATGGGTTGTATAAAGGTATAATGCCTAGCGGAGCGAGTGTCGTACTAACACACTGTGTCAGTCGTACAACAGTTCTAATAAATATTACTACAACAAATGACGTTAACAACGTAGTAGTTATAAAAAGATAAATAAAAACGTTAAACATAAAGAAACCTTAAAAACGACGACTACGGTTTCTTTTAACTTTTAACAACAGATTTATCGTCGTATTCTTTCTATAGTTTTTAAGGATAGGTGTATTCATAAATGAATCTATAGATGTAATAAGTCTGTATTTAAACTAACTACTTCATCACAAGTATAACATAGATAGATATATAAAGAGAGATTTGTTAACTCCAAAGAAGAGTACCACTACTACGTGATCGTTTATAAAAGCTATCAGTAAACTTTGTTAACTCTTGTTGTAGTAGTTCTTGTTTCCTACTGGATATGTTTCTATCAGCATCAGCAGCCATTTGTTCTATCCAGTAAGCAACAGCAATAGCTAACGCATCTAATCTATCATCCTTTAACAGACTACCACGTTCTCTTGTTATTCGTGATAGTTGATACATAAGTTGATAGGAAGCTTGTTTCTCAGTAGGATAAGCCAAAGCTGAGTTATAGTCGTTATTGATTACTCTAGGGTCTATGATAAGCTTATGACTGTTAAGCACAGGTTCCAGTGTATCGATTATACGTAGTTCTTTTTGTTTACTGTGACGTACTTCCTCTAGTGTTACCGGGTACGTAGTACGAAACAAAGGTTTAATCAGTTCAGAAAAGATACCGTCACCAAAGTTACTTTCTACTACGACTTTGTTAACCTTGTTACGTTTAGCTACATCAACCAGTTCTTTTAGTGTTTGTTCTCCGTATCCACCCTTTAGACCACCTGCTTCAGGTACGTACAGATAACCGTTAAGCATCTTTACTACAGCATAACCTGTTTCATCAACACCGCGACCAGACGGGTCTATAGACATAACACTACCACTGTACGGTACGTCCTCTCCAATAACCTTACTGGGACGTTTGTATCGGTCGCCGTTAAAGCCTACGTTAGGAAGCGTCCTGTCAGCTTTCTCAGGGTCACTTGACCACAGTATCTTTTCAGGAGCTGTATCAACGTCTACGTCGTAAAGGACTAGATCGTTAATCTTCAGAGGGAATCTGTCTTGGTCTGATAGTCGTGGGTTGAGTAAGAACTGAAGGGAATAACCACTACGACCATAAGATAGCTTACGTTCGTCTAAGTCCATATCAGTGAACCGTAGTGGTTCTGTAGTCTTACCTATGTTATCCTCAGTGGTGTTATCTGATATAAAGGGTGCTAGAGCGTCTCCATAGATGTTTGTTACCGTAGAGGGGCATGGGTATTCAGAAGGCATGATAAACGCCTTGTAGCCCCGTTCCTGAAGCTTTTGATAGATACTCTCTTCTGTTTGGGGAGTACCAAGGAATACGATCTTGGAGGTGTCTAGTGGTTTAATGATAGCGTCTGTTTCCTTTACGGCTTCCGATAGCTTGTCTCTCATGCCCTGTGTGGCGGAGAGACTTGACGGACGGGGCGTGTGACGCTGGAGCAGGACCAACATCAAAAGACACCTTACTGAACCGTTGGTCTTCCGTTGGTTTTAGTTGGTGCAGTACTGGTATATCATTAATAAGACGCTGACAAAATGTACTAAATTCATCAGCACGAACCTTACTAGCAGATACAACAAGTATGTTTTTAGATGGGTCCATCAGCAGTTCCCACACTACATAAGCACTTGTTATCCAAGACTTTCCACAACCACGAAACGCCATGACAATACTACGCTTCGGACCGTGTTGTAGGTGGTCACATATAGCGTACTGTAGCGGTGTTGGATCAGGCAGGTTTAAGTGCCTCCATACCAAACAGACAAAGTTCTTAAAGTTCTTTAACTGTGGTGGTACGTTAAGCTCCGGCTGCTTGTTGCTCTTCCTCATTCTCGGTGAAAGGTAAGGCTTCAAATTCTTTTGCTAGGTCATTAACAGGAGTACCATTACGATTATCAACAGTTATGTTGTTATCCTTTAGCCATTTACCCACAGCGTTCATAAGTGCTGGGTTGTACTCCTCCATAGTATTCATGTACTCAACAGCATTCTGGCACACCTTTGTGTAACTGTCAGCTAGTTTACATCCTTCTACGTGATCTTTCATAAGTTGTTTATGTCACAATTGTTACATCGTTAATTCTTGCACCAACATGGTAAAGGGATACATCGACATACAGATCGTTTCCGTTGGTGAGCGTTGGTGCTGTGTAAAAGGTGACATAATCCTGCCCTGCTTCTTCGACTACTTCAAATCTTACACCGCGAGTTCCCTGACCATGATACCCGTGAGCATTACCACTTAAGTCTCTTAAATAAAGTGCTTGGGTATCCCCCGCTCTAACAGTATAAACCTCATACAACTCACCTATAGTAAGATTCCCTGTTCCGTCTAATGAAATTACTTTTGGTCTTGATGCAGATGGATAGCTGTAATTACTGTCTGTAGCTGTTTCAAAAACAAAGTTTGGATTCTGACTATAGACTGTCTCTTTGCGTTGATACTTTATTTCGTTCGTAGATGCGTAGTGCCTTATACGAAAAAAGTCGCCCGGTGATACGCTTTTAGTGCCTACTGTGTTAGTTGTGCTATCAATTTCTAAGTAAGGCGAATCTACATCGTAATCTGTATCGCTATACTTTAGCCCTACCCTGACATTGTCAGAACTCCATTGGAACTGCACATAACCATCTGAATTGCCTTCTATCTTTTGCGATGAAGACGCTCCTGCGTTCCATCCGTTTGTACCGCTTATCTTTTCAAGACCACCACCGGCATACGCTTGAACTGTTCCTCCACTCACTGTTCCTTGAAAGATTGAGGCCGAACTGAACTCCCGTAGGGTATTCAAGGTGCTTATTTTAAATCCCGACACGGCAGTTACTGTGGTATACTCAGCGTATCCGGCGGAACCCGAAACAGTCACCGAATTATTATTATCGGTCTGCCCGTTACTTTTTATGGGAAAGACTCTTATACTATCGTTACTTTCAATTTTGATTATTAAATCAGTCCCCGAAGCGATGTTTTGAGAAAATATTTGTTTGATCGCAACTTGACTGCCTGAACCCTCTATAATCCCTTTAGCTAACTTAGTTTGATTGAGACTTCCATTTGATACAGTCCAATCGGCAGGAACTTTATCAACTACTTCCCAATTTATACCCCTGTGGCTAACCCATACCATGTTATCAGTTGAAATTTGAATATTGGCTTTGCCATTCCCGACATGGTATCTGTGCATTTCATATACTTCACCCTCAGTTATTCCGTCTATTGTTTTTAACGCAATGACAAGAGGACGATTTGTAGATGCAAAAACATAGTGGGTGTTATGGTTTCCGTTTGGACTTGTAGGAAAAGTATAGGAAGTGTTTTCAACATAACTTAATTGCGAAAAGTCTCCGTTAGTAAGTTTTTCCCCACTCAGATTTATCTCCGTAAGATTCGTCCAACTAACGGCATTGCTAATTCCTTTGATACCTAGAGTTTCTAACGCGGTTACACGGTTTGTCAGAGCGGTCATATCCGACTCCATCGTGGACATCTTCGTGTCCTTCTCGTTCTTGTCGGATTCTAGTGCAGATACCCTTGTGTCTTTGTCGTTTTTATCAGACTCCAGATTAGCTATTTTAGCATCCTTTACAGCTTTGTCTGCTTCTAGATCGGCAAGCTTCGTATCCTTTACTGATTTATCAGCTAAGAAGTCTGTTTCTAATTTATCTAAGTCACTAGCAGAACTAACCGCAATCGTCCTAGATGCAGCTTTAGTAGGATCAATGCGTACTCTCGGAGTCCTAGGCATTTAAGCAGTACCGTCAGAAACAATCTCTGTCCAAGCAGCTCCGTCCCAAACGATAATCTTATTAGTGTCCGTCTCAAAGTATGCTTCACCAGCAGCTGGCGAACTAGGACGGGTGGATGATGTGACTGTGTTTAAAGTAGCCATGTGTTATTCTTCCTCCGCAGGTTGTGTCCAAGCTTCCCCTCCCAAAACGGTCAACATTGCCGAATGACTAAGGGTATCTTTTCCATATAAGAATCGTGGTTTAGCTCCTTCGTATTTAACAAAGGTTTCATCACCTGCTGTATTATACCTTAGTGTATCAACTGATGTTTCAAGTACTTCGTCAAAGTTAACGGTACTTACTTCATCAGCGTTTAGAATTACGTAATTTCTCATAGTTATTAAGATGGTATGTCTGTGTCAATGAAAGCCCCGTTAGCCAATGTAATGTCTTCACCACCCATTTCATCGGTAATCGTTGTTCCTGTACCTCCATCAGAATCACCCATTCTCCAGTGACCTGCCAAGGTAGAGTACCCTGATAAATCACCCGGCACACCGTTATTATAGATGTTGGTTATATCTGATGCTGATAAAGCACTGTTGAAGGTAGCAAATTCGTCGTAGTTAGCATTACAGGATGGTCCGAAGGTTGCATATCCTATAGGTGTGAAACTACTACCTGTGACTGTAGCTGATAGATCGTCTGATGCAGATTTAACATACGAGGTGTGATTAGTTCCATCGCAAGATAAAGCTAGGAAATACCAAGTACCAGCAGTAATCGTGTGTATGTGATGCTTATTTGCACCGGATGTATAAAAACGGAATCCGTCAGTTCGTGTCCGTATTTGTATGGTAGGATGCGTGAAGAAGTTGACCCTATGAGGTATTGTACCTGTAATTTTCATCCAAAAACATAAGGTAAACGCAGTACCTGTGATACCTAATCTGTTACCAGTTGAAGGTAATCCTGCTGGCAGTTGAAGCTGATCGTTAGTTCCGTCTGTTTCTACGCTGTAGGTGTTAACAAAACTAACCGCTTCGTTAGCAAATGTTCTCCACGATCCATTATCGTATACAACAAGAGCACCTTCATTAGTACTACCTGCTGCTTTCATATATATTTCTCCGTTTAGAGCTGTTGATAGCAGTGCTGTCTGTTCACTGTCGTTTATTAATCGTATATCACTCATAGTTCTTTGTTGTATAAAATATTAGCACTTCCAACGACGCAACGCCAAAGCTTTACGGGTAGGTTTACCGTTCTTTTCCATTGCACCTTTCATTCCCCTAAAACGAGCACAGAAGGACTTCTTACGAGCTTTCCTTCTACCTGTTGGTCTACTCTCCGTTACAGGAGGTTTTAAGTTTGAACCAGTCTTATTGTTGATCCTGTTCCTACCTGAATCACTAAGACCACCTTTAGCAGACTTATCCGAAGCTCTTAAAGATATAGAGGCAGACCTCATTTCTTCTTCTTTATCGCAAGCTTCTTGCGTTGAGCAACAGCAATTATATCAGCTTTAGTTATCTTCTTTTTATCGCCAGCCATAGCAGCTAGTCGTTTTTGTTTAGGCGTGTATGGCATCTTACTTATCTTTCTTAATCATCAAGCCCTTACGACGCTTCATCTTTTGTTTCTTAGGTGGTCGTCCTACTTGCGATCCGTATGTTCCAGTACCGTATGGCATAATTAGTTCCTCTTTTTAATCTTTAATGATACCCGTGCTGCGGGTGTATTACTAACAAATTGTTTACCTCTAGCACCGCCAGCTTTCTTCTTTCTAGCAGTTGCTGCTCTTTGAGAAGTGGACAGTGCACGTGCTTTAGACATAGGAAGACAACGATCAGGATTATTTTTGTTCTTAGAAGTCCCACACTTACCTGCTATCTTACCTGAGCTACTAATACGTACCCAGTTCTGTGCTACCCACTCTTGTAATTTACCCATCTCTTAATTCTTCTTTATCGCAAGCTTATTGCGTTTACCGTATGTAGGACTCTTGCAGTACTTAGACGCAGCCATACTAGCATACGCACTAGGCCACTTTTTAAACTTGCGTTTAGCCCACTTTTTTCCATCTTCACAAATCTTAGCCACGTTTCATTAACATCTCCATTAAGCGATCAAGCTTAGTGTTTATCTCTTTAATATTTGTTTCAAGACCACCCATGCGTTTCTCAACAGCAGTGTCTCTTTCGCTTTGAGCAGCAAGTTCTACCTCTATTTTAGTCAGTCGTTTCTCGTCACTATCTAATCTATCTGTCAGCTTTTTTATCATCCACCCGATAACGGCAAGTATTACAGCAAGAGCGGTGTCTAAGAAGTGTGAGATAGATTCCGTCATCGTTATTAAAGTTTTATGCGAAGCTCCCCGGTTGCTGTTTTATATACGTCACCAGTACCTAAACCACCAGCACCAGCAGCAGTATCGTCTGCATATGTTCCTAAATTTACTAGGTTCAGGATGCCATCTATCGTTAGAGTGCCTGTGTTATCCATCACCACTCCGTTTGAAGTTGTTTCATTGACAAAGTTTAACCTACCGTTAGCTCCTCCTATAAAAACAGAGTAGTGACCTTCGTTCGTTGATGGTGGTGTAGTTGATTGTAAAGTTATCGAAGCAGAGCCTCCACCTGTTTTATTAGTAAGAAGTTTCAGCTTTGCTATACCTGTGTCGTTCTCTATAAATGCTCCGTCTTTGACTTGTGCTTTGAAGGTTGTAGTACCAAACACGTTAGTAGCGTCAGGTTCCATACCAATACCAACAATATCGTTTTGACCGTTAGCATTTATAAGGTTGGTGTTATTGTCACCTTCCACTCTAAAGTCTACATCAGCACCTCCTTCGTTTACTACGACATCAGTAGCAGATACTTTGAAGGTGTTATCGCTGTCGCTTATCTTGGCACTTGTAACAGCGTTATCAGCTAGTGAGAAGTTATTAGCACCATCTTCTACATTCAACACTGTCCGTACTTCAGCAGCAGTTAGTTCCTGTACATTTTGATTAGTACCATTGTCGTTACCAAGCAGTACATTATTAGCTGCTACTTCCTGTATCTTAGCGTACGTTACTGAATCGTCAGGCAGAGTGCCAACAGCTACAGAACCAACTACATCGTCTACATAGTCCTTAGTGGCTGCGTCTTGATCGGCTACTGGATTGGCTAAGTTTAAAAGTCTTTTATTGAGTCCGTCCCATCCAGCAGCTCCTTCTTTAACACGCAACGAAACGTCGTTCTGTTCAGCACTTTCTTCAGCTAGATAACGGTTGTGCAGGTATGCCCTGTCCAGTTCCGATTCCGTTAATACAGAACCATTTACGAAGTCTACTAGGTTTTGATCAGGTTGACTGACACGACTCACTCTAACAACCTGTCCAGCAGTTGCTCCTACATTTAATACAATCTTAGTGGACGGAGTGGTGACGATAGTAAAGTCTGTAGTAGCACTGCCATCTATTTGTACTATTACGTGTTCGTCTTCTAAATAGGGAAAAGAAAATGCAAAGTCAGTTTGTGCTGCTGTTGCCGTGTAATCTACGTAAGTTATTGGCATGATATTATATTATTACTTATTGAGCGAGGAGTTCAAGCACATCTTCTGTTCTTTGCGTTCTCTTTCCTCTTCTAACTTCTTGTTGTAGTCTCATTATCTCAGGAAACTCTTTCAACATTTCTAATTTAGCTTTCTGTCTATAGCGTCCCATTACTCTACGTAAATAATCAACACGAGGACTAGGAAGACCACTAAAAGACTGAGGATCAAGTGCTTTGTACTGCTTAGAGTTTATAAGCTTAGTTAGTGCTTGTCTTAATGTAAGATTGTTTATTTTAACTTTTGAATGCAGTTCTAACCACCTATCGTATGCACTTCTATCATTAGGTCCGTCGTAGTTAGTTAGGTCAATAAGACCCTCTAGTTTAGCACTAGGTGCAGAGAAACCGTGAGCAACATTAGCTAATTCCGTTAATACAGGATCGTCTTTCTTACTGCCCCACATTATAGGATTTAAAGGATTAATAATACCCGCAGCACCTTCAAAGTATTCTTGTACAACAGGTTCACCAAGTGGATTACGCTTTAAGTCCATAGCCACGCCCGGTATTCGTTTAAGAATAACATCAGCAGCGTCGCGTGTTTCTTTTAACTCTTGGTCTCCTGTTATAGATTGCCCTTGGTTAAGTATATTAGGAACAAAACCACCTGCAACACCTCCTAGATATTTTCCGGCACTTGTCGACTCAGGATCAAAGATAAAACTAAAAAACTTATCTATACCTGCTAAATAGGATTTATTGGTAGCGTTTCTAGTCATCGTCAACATACTAGCTGCCATAACTTTCTCAAAAGTACTAGTATCAATGCTGTGCATCTTACCGTCATCTAGTAGGTCAGCCATATCGGCAAACACACCTATCATAGTGGCTACAGGGTCTAATCTTTGATAACTAATCCACTTGTCACCCACCCTAAAACTGTATGGCATATTACCAGCAGCTTGCCACGCTTGTCGTTGTTTAAAATCTTTCGGTCCACCTCCATTAATACGATCTTTATACATACTAACTACCGAAGCTAAAGCTGTCGTCATTATCGTACCAGTAGCTAATCTACCACGTGCTTCCGCTCTAGTTAACAAATCAGGAGTACCATCAGGTTTAACAGCTACCATTTGCTCCATTAAAGACTTACGTGTTTTTTCCAACGCAGGAGCTTTGCCGTTCATTAGTGCGTCTATCTTATCTCTGTATTCTCCTCCTTTAAGATACTTAGCTATGTTATAACCAGCTTCCGCAGGTGCTAGTACTCTACTAAAAGAGAACTTTAATATGTTGGTAGGAGTACGAATGAAGGGTGCAACTATAAAACCTAACGGCACACCGTTAACAAAACTTTGTAGTTTTTGCATACTTTTACCCAACTGACCACTGAAAGTAATTTCATCTGCTGATCTAATATTAGGATCAACCCAATCACGTGCTAGTTGTTCTAGTGCCATGAAGTCGTTATCTCTTGTTTCTGTTCCTACCAACTGTTGCTGTCTAGCTATTTCAGCTACTTCCTGTTGTCTTCCTTCTACATATTCTGCAATAGCTTTTTCTCTGTCAGCAGGTGTAGCAAATTGTTCGGGTTTAAAAGTTTCGTTAGCTTCTTTAATTAAATTAGACTGTGAGAAGTTTCTATTAGACCTAGTTACCAAAGCATTCAATGAATCAGTTACATACTCGGCTACCTTTTCGCTGTCCCTTATGCCTAATTCATAAGCTTTCAATGTTAACTGTGCAACAGCTCTAGTCTTGTACTCGTTAAATTTGTACATCTGATCTACAGACGTATTGAATCTATTTGGTACTCTAATAACATTGCCAAAGTAATCTATGAACTGCTTGATACCGTCGCTTTCTATTTCCTTACCACGCATACGTTCCACGTTCTTTGCAGTTATAGAACCGATACTTCCGCCAGTTTGCTCAACAAAAGCTGAACCAGCATCTCCTATATAGTGGTCGCCACTCTTCCAAGCATTAAGCATAAACCTTACGAGGTCTTTCAACTGCATACCTTGTGCCCAAGAATTAACAACAGCTTGTTTAACTTCAGGTCCAGCACTAAGCCAACCACCGATGTATCTTTCAAAGTTCTTTATTGAAGACGATAACGCACCGCCCAAAGCATTAACTGTTAAAGTACGTGGTCCCCACATCAAAGAGTTCTTGTAATACTCCTGCACCATATCCATGAACTTACCACCTTCTGCACCTCTTACAGTTTTGTTCATAGCTATAATAGTATTCCACAGGTCATCATTACTACCATTCTTAGCCAGCAGTATGTTCTCAACAATATTATCTACAGTCATGCCACCTCTTTTATTTAGGTAGTCTTGGCGTAATTTAGTATCAGATATTTCTCTTTCACTTAGACCAATCTTAACACCCATCTGCCTAGATTTAAGACCTCTACCAAAACCACTGGCTAAACCTGATTGACTAGCTTGTATGTGTAGTTGTTGTTCTATTAAAGTTTTCAAACGAGCTTCAGTCATCTCCAACTCGTCTTCACTCACTTTTCCTTTAGTTCTCTTGTATTGTTCAGCTACGTCTAGTATTTCTTTACCGTTAGCTGTTAACATCGATTTCAATGCCGACATCCTTGCTGTTATACGAAACAACTCTTGCTTGTCTTTAGACGCTTGTTGTACTAATGAGTTTAACATCTTTCCATCCGAACCCATTGCGTCAGCTAGTTCATTAACTACACCTTCGTCTAGCATCTCTTGGCTTAACTTAGGTTGCTTCTTAGCTTCTTTTAACAGCTTAGTTGCGGCTTGATCTGCTATACCCGCTAACTCTTCTGGATACATTCCTTTAGGAAGTTTTGCCATTGTCTTAACTAACCCTGTCAATGATTGTTTACCTCCGACTCTAAAACTAGAAACATCAGCGTCCTTGACTAAATCATCAACAATATCGGAAGGCTTTAAATCAGGTAGATCAGCAAACCTTTTACCAAAGTCTAATGGCATCTCTGAACGCTTAGTTACATTACGTTGTTTAAGAAAGTCGTTGAATATCTTTTGTCGTTGGTCGATGCCTAGCTTTGCCTTTAAAGAAGCAAACATATCTTTAAGCATTATAGCTACTTCTTGTGCAATTCTTTTTAGTGTACCGCTAGGTGCTAAATCTGCTTCGTCTAATCTTTTTAGAAAAGAGTCAGTCATTTCTTCAGCAAAGTATTCGTCTAAATCTTTAAAACGATAATTATCAGAAGTGTATTTACCCTCTAGGAATCTTTTTAACTCACGTGGTATTTCTCTTTTTAACAACGACGAAGGGTCAACACCCTCTTCCAACTCCACGCCAAAACCTCTAATGTAGTCTTCTCTAGCTTTTTGAAACTGTTTACTTAAAGCATCTACATCAGTCTTCGGTAAATAACGACTAAGACCGTGCCACAACTCGTGGATCATAGTACGTTTAATACCACCCTCTTCTATTACGGACTGTCTTATTTGTAATAGATTATTACCAAAGTTATAACGACCAGCAGATGGTATCTTATTTGTTATTGATAACGAAACGTCACCAAACAAACGCTGACCCATTACATCTATAAACTTCTCTACATCAGCTACATCTTGTGCGTCTGCTCCCTTTACTGGGAACTTCTTCATCAACCTATTTTTTAAAGTGTCAGCTCCTTTAGGAATAATATCCATCATCCCTTCTTCTTCGTAGGTCTTAAATGGACGTGGTCTTATCTCAATAGCTTCTTCTAAATTTTCAACAGTGTTTTCGACCGTCTCTAGTTTTTCCTGTAGATCGGGTTCAGGTCTTTTTTCTCTAAAATCAGGCAGATCGGCAAAACCTAAATCTTTAGTTTCATCCTGCCACTTCATCATTGCCGTGGTAATAGCGTCTCCTCTGTCTGCTCCTTTTTGTAGTTCTACATTCTTTGTCTTAATAGCGTTTATACCTGCCATCACAGACTTAGCTACAGCACCTACACCTAGTCCAACTAACACACCTTCCAGTACATTCTTAACCCTACCCATCGCTTCGTTGTCGTCAGGGTCAGCTGCTAAGTATTCAGTTACTGGATTCTGTAGTTCAGGGAATTGTTGTATAAGATTAGACAGTCTTTCTTCTTGTCCGTCGAACGCTACAAAATCAGAAGCCATCTCAGCTCCTAAGTAACCCTTCCAACTAAGATCAGTAAACTGTCCGGGCTTTGCACCTTTGGTTACCGCTTTAGCAGCTTTACTCGCAACACCTGTTAATCGTCCTGCTCGTGCTGCTCTACCTGCTACGCTTATACCCTTACCAATAATACCAAACGGTACTGCAAATTGTGTAAGTCCTTCTATTAAACTACCGGGTAATGTTTGAGAGCGTCCAAAGAAACGTTGTTCGTCCCAATCAGGAAGCATATCAAAAGATAAAAAATCTCCTAAGTTATAAACACCGTGTGCCAATCCCTCCAACCCACGTACAGGAGCAGCGAACGCATCAAACACATAATCACTTATTCCTAGCTCCTTTTCAGTTGTATCTTCTGCAAAATCAGGTGTGTAGTTTTCTAACTTCATTACTTATAAAATTTCTTACCAAGCTTACCGTTAAGGTTAATAAATTCTTTTATCTTTTCTTGGTCGTTTTCATCTAATGATGTACCAAAAATAGAGTTATACAATTCTAGTTCAGGAGAGTAATCTTCAACCCTACCTGCTTCAATTTCAGATAATCTTTCTTTTGCTATCACAGGATAAATGCCCACTAAATCTTTTACAGCTTCCTTGTCAATCGGTATTTCTAACTCTCTAGCTGGTCTTGTTTCAATAATAGCACCTACACCATATGCACCCACTCTGTCTATTATTTTCTGACCTCGCTGGTTAGCGTGTTTGTAAGTAGTTCGTCTAGTAACCCTTGGTATTTTTAATAAGTATTTACCATTCTTAATGTTTTCCAAGTTGTACACGTCTTCCCCTTTAGCCATTAGATACATAACAAGACTACGCTGTGCTATCTCTTTTTGCTGCTTAGTTGTGGCTGTAGATTGAATTGTATTAACAGCACCTTCTATAGGGTTTTCATATAAAGAAGTTTGTCCGTATATGTTATTAGCGGTTCGCACTGTGAACTCAGAACTCTCTAAAGCTTTTGCTATTCTGTTTGCTGATTTAAAATCTCCCTCTAATAGCTTTTCCTCTATATCAAAAAAAGTTTTACCAACGAGAGGTATTGCTTCTTCTAAATCTCGTGTAGGATCAATTAAAGATTTCTTAGCTGCTTCTATGTTCTTTTGCCCGCTTACGATAGCAGAGGCTTTTTGTTCGTTTTTATATTCTGTAATAAACCCATTTAGCTCGTTCTCGTAGTCCTGTATAAACTGCTGGTCCCATGCTTCCATATCCTCCGATACTTCAGTCTGCCACTTCGTACTGTCAACTTTATCACCCTTAACATTACGATAGCTACCTGTGCTTAATTCTAAAAACTTTTGATCTCTTAATTGTGAGTACTTTATTTTTAGCTCTTCTGATTTGTTAAATATAGTAGGGTCAATTTGTGACTTACCAGTAAGATCATCTTGTATTACATTGGTAGGTAAACTAGCTATTCTATCCGCTGTATACTTAATTTGATTCGTATAACTAGAAGCCCCCGTCACCCGCTGTTCGTGTATTTGTTTAAAGCGTACAACGTTTTCGTCTTCCGAAGTCAACGACATAGCGGTGTTTATAACTTTGATACCCTCCGAACCTCTAGCATAAACATTACCACTTTGTTGTAGTTTATTAATAAAATAATCTTTTACCTCTTGCTCTGTTCTTAATACAGTATCTTCGATTTCAAAAGATTTTCCTTTACTGATAGCAAGCATAGCACTGACAACATCAGCTTCTGTCTCTTGCAATAACAAAGCAGCGTCGCCTTTATCTTTAGATACTCTGCGTTCGCTTACTTCAGCTACACGTTGTCTTATCCTAGCTTCCTCCGCACCATACTCACCAAAAACATCATCTATAGAACTCTCCGGGTCAGTTCCCATCTTAGTGGTTCCTACCCTTAAATGACCTGCTGCGTAATCTAACCACTGTTCGGCTGCCTCTTCATTACCATTAACAGCATGGGTAAGAGCTACGTCTTCTATAAGTTTAAATAAATCAGTTGGACTTAAAGCACCTTCGTTTGTTTCCCACCATTCATCAATAGCAGGTATATTTGCCAGACCTCCTTGTTGATCTAGCAACGACGCATTATATAGCACAGACTTTCCTGCTAACTTTAACTCTTGCCTTGCTTGTGTTGTACTCAAACTATCGTGAGCCAATGTGTAACGTCTTGTTGTATCTCGTATAGCACCTTCAAATCCATCATTAACAAACACGCTGCCTAATGAGTCGTACTTCTGTCTAAGTGTGTCTTTAGATTCGTTAATTAAATCATCAATGTTAGCGTCTGCATTCGCTGGGTTTTCTACACGACTCTTTAACTCTCTTTCGTATTCGTCGTGCATTAAAGCACCTATCGCCTTCAGCTTACGCTTTTGATTCAACGGAGATGTCAACCACCCCATACCACCACGACGTACTTGTTTGTCCAGTTCTCCTTCCGTCTGTTTCAGCATAGCCTGAACTTCTTCAGGACTCTTCCCTGCTAACTCTTCTTCAAACTGTTCTGCTTCTATATCGGCTACTCGTGTGTACTGCTGTAACAACGGGTTAACTTCACCCAACGCATCAGCTAGGTCATGCCACTTATTACGTCCTGCTCGTTGAACTTGTATCCCGTACTGACCAGCCCGTTGAATGGTAGGTGATATACCGGGTACTTGCCCGCCTAATCCTTGTACTTGTACTCGTTCTCTAGCCATAATTTTAAATATCGTATCCAGCTCCTACTGTGCCGGGTGCGTATGATGCTGTCCTACCTGATATAGTTCCAGCAGGTGCACCTCCTCCACCGCCTCCTAGTCTACTGCTTATATCCATACCCATACCTAAAGCACCGAGACCGCCACTGATTGTTTGTAATCCTGCTACTAACGCACTTGGCTTACTTACTGGTTGTCTAATACCGATCTGACGTTGTTGCGTTGCAAACCCTGCCTGTTCAAGACCCATGCCTGTTGCTAACGCTCCTAACTCTTGTTGTCTTAAAAGTGCTTGTCTGTATGCTCCCTCTTGTCGTGTGTAGTCATCCATCAACGCTTGCACACTAGCTCCCGCTACACCTGCTTCTCCAGCAGACACTCTAGCACGAGCCATAGCTTCACGGGATTTACGACTCACTTGTTCTAACTCACGACCCACTGCTTCCTGCTCTTGTGCTTGACGCATACGAATGGAAGTTTGTTCTTGTGCAAAACGTAAGCGTTCAGCTGCTGCTGCCTGTGCTTGGTATCTAAGTTGTGCTTTAGCTTGCTGTCTAGCTCCAACAAAACCAGCGATGTTTGAACCTACTGATGTTGCTACTAGAGTTGCTGATATTGGGTCACACATACTTACTTCCTCTCTAATATAAATGACATATACCCGTCGTACTGGCAATCGCTAAACTCAGCACCCAACCACTTCAACCACCTGTAACTCAACGTGTTACTCTTCATTACCATGTTTGTTAGAAAGTCAAAACCTACCATCAATTCGTCTACCCACTTCTGTGAGTTCTGTATAAAATACTTCTTAGCAGTAGCTAGTCGTCGTGTTCCTAACAACCACACAACACCGATGTTCTCGTTAGGACTAACACCAAAACTACAGTACAATCCGTCGTTACTTCTGAGTGAATATACTTTACTACTATTTTCAAACGACAGGTTAACTGCGTCCTTTGGGTGATGCATAAGACCGATACACTCCATCATGTCTTCTTCCCTCATGTCGTCATACAACTCAAAGGCATCCATATCACGTTGTGCTTCCTCGACTCTAAGACCCATATCTTCTGCTCCTCGGTACAAACATAGATTCAAACTCAGCAGCTAATAACTTCACAGGCAACGCACTATCGGTCTTCACCTCAATGGTAACTTCACCGGGTTGTGCTTGTACAGGAAACCTGAAGTGTCCGTCCTGTGGTATAAATTCATTCAATGCTAGATTAGCTCCTACTATGTCAGGGTTAAATGCATAGCTGTATGTATCTCTGTATTTAGGAGTTACTTCAACAGTAAAGTGTCCAGTGTCTGCATAATTAACACTACCACTACGTATTGTTTGGAATGTGTAATCAGATGCACTACGTCCTCCTCGTTCTGTTGGTTGCTTTAACGACTGATTAGAGAACCTGTACAACATATTGTACGGGATACCAGCTACGAACGGTACGGATGTTATATCACCACTGACCTCACCCGCTGTTGCTGATGTCCTAGTAAAGTCGTACTTATGTCCAATCTTACTGTACACTTCCACATCTGTTGGATCGTAAGGAAAACCACTGATAGTAGACTTCTTAGTAGTAGCACTATAACTAGCAGTCAATGTACTACCATCAACCCTGCTGTCTAAATACAACGTGTAGTCTAGTCCTTCGTCCGTTAGTCCATCCTCTAGTGTTAACTGTTCTAGGTGTATGCCTTCGCTATCCTGAGTAAACAAGAACAACTGACTGTCTATAAAATCAAACCCTACAACATTACGACCAAACGAGAACTTCATCCAAGCACTCTGTATCTTCTCTCTGTTACTCCAAAAGTATTTATAAACATACAACGTAGTACGATCAGAGTCTGTACCAATCACTAACGTATTCTCTGCCTGTGTACCAACAATCTTAGAAGCATCCTTTGGTATGTACTTAGGTACTTGTTGTGTTATCTCATCAGCATTGAACGTCTCTGTATTGTTATCAACAAAGTATTCGTACACTCCTTCAAAGTCGTTCCGTTTAAATGTAAAGTATATATAGTTACCCAGTGCTACTGGTTCGATACTATCTGATATATCGTACTCAGTAACAGGAGATATAGCTACCGTCTTAGGACTTAATATGTCAGCTCCCCGTAGTACAAACTGTGACTGCTTACTGAATAACATCAGCTTCTCTTGAAACGGTATAGCGTGTTGTAGTTCTGCTACTTTTGTGTGACTGAGTCCTACGTCTATCGGTGCACTGTCCAGTAACTGCTGGGTGGTAGTCCTGAAGAAGTTAAAGTATGCATCTGCTTCACTGAACACCACAGCGTTGTTTGTCAGAAATCCTAAACGGTTCTTAAAGAAAAATACATCGTTGATAGTCTGTCCAACAAACGACGGAAATGGGTTGGTAAAGTCGTCACCTGACCCTCTAGAATCATAACTGACTGACCTCTCAAAGTACTTTTCATCAGTTACCCAATCTCTCAGTACTGTTGTATATTTTGTGTTTACTATCCAGTACTCTTCCCAATCAGCACCTGTACCCGGTTCGTTGTCACTGCTTGATGTGTGACTTTCTAAAAGATTATAAACTACACCGTTGTGCTCTACCATGTTAACCATCTCGTTAGGAGTCTGAGCTATAAAGCGAGCAACACTACCATCAGAGTTAAACTTAGGAACAACAGTAACAGGCATGGTGCTATAATTCAAAGCAGTCGCTATACCTTTTATTTCTCCTGCTGATCTAACATCGTCTTCCCAACCTGCTATCTCTACCCAACTACCTTCTCCGTAGTCTTCTTTATCTTTTGTTTGAAACTGAACGTAGTAATCATCTTGTGCTATATCAGCATCACCACGAACTTTTATACGGAAGTCATTAAAACAACGTTGTGGTAAATCTGTGATACTAGCTACTTCTTTATAAGCAACACCTAACCCTTGATTAGCTAGTCCATCTTCTACTGCTATACTGAAGTCTGTTTCTCCTGTAATCTTAATAACAGAACCTTGACGCTCCACTGTATAATTAGTACCAGTACCTACTGCTGTAGCACTGACTGTAAAAGTGGGCAGAACATATCCCGGTGTAGTTGATACTATATCAGTCTTATCTGAACCAGCAGCAGTGCGAAACTTTCTACCCCTAGTGCCTAATTTGCTCTTAAATATAAACTTCTTTTCGTGCTTTCTGATTGTAAGCTTATAAGTGTTAGCAGCTAGACCTCCGTCGTACCCTGTACCCTTATGCGTCAGCTTATAAGATTGAATAGCACCGTTTTTAAATACAGCTGTACCTTTTGCTCCGTATCCTATCTTTGTGGTGTGTGCTGATGTACTGAACTGCTCAACAAAGAACTCGTATGAAATCTCAAATTCTGGGTCATATAAGAATCTCTTAGACCGCAAACCACTGTCTTCAAACCCACTACCACCTGACAACGTTACACTGTTTACTTTACCGTCATTGCTTCCGCCTATATAAGCATTTAAAACTATCTCTAAATCTTCTGCTATGACTTCGGTATCTGCGTGTGTACCGCTGCTGCTCGTTCCACTTTCGTAAGTATGTCCAGCAGGTGCTGTTTTGTTGCTCGCTAAAAGCGATTGACTAATAGCGGGTACTTCTTTTCCATCTAAATAAATGTTGTATGTCTTCTCGTAGTCACCAAGCTTAACAAAGACTAACGCATCGTACTTACCCTCACTGTTTCGTATGTCATCACTTAGTGTGTCTTCGCTCGTATTGATAGCTACCGTTCTCTTCTTATTAACAAGAAATGTATAGTCAGCTACCGTCAGTGCTCGTAAGTCCCTAGCTGGATTCTGTACTG